TAACACATTATCATAAATATCAGTCATTTAAATTTTCCTCCAGCCATAATCTTTAGGCTTATCTATCATGTGTTAAGAATGCGGTTGTCAAGAAGAATTATTGTTTATATTCTAATTCTTCTGGCCTACCTTGCATCACCTCACCAATTTTTGGTTGATAATCTTTAGGCTTGTCTGTCATGTGGGGTGCCCGTTTTGTCCCACCCATAGGAATAATACTCTTAGCTTTTCTTGAGAACTCTTTGTGCATATAGACAGAAGTGGTTTGACTGTCTACATGTGTAGGTTTGAAACCATGAAAATGAATAGGAATTAAATCTTTTGTATCTAATAATTCCTTTGTATTCCTATGCCAGTCAGAGTTATCAAATATGATTATACCACCCTGCTTTAAACTTGATACTGCTGGCTCCACACATTCATATCTCACAAGTCCATCTATCACAACCACATCAAACTTCTTATTCTGAAAACCCTTGATAGCATTAGGATACTGGTCTACATCATTGCAAAGTATGATATGTCCTAGCTTCTTACCATCAACCTTTTCATACCATTGTTTGTTATGTTCTACACCATATAAATTAGCACCATGATTCTTCCACCATACAGTAGAAAATCCAGTGCCGTATTCAAATACATCTGCACCTTCCCAATTCATAGAATTTAGATACTCATAACAGGGATAGGTATACATAGGCATAACTTCCCCATCACCATTCACAGGCATTTGATTTTTTGCACTCTCTAGAAAACCAAAGTCATTTCTTAACTTATCAAATAGATATGCAAGATGAAATTCTTCCATACTAAGTTCAACACCTTTCAACTGAACAGCAGTTCCTGCTGGTAGTTGCATTTCATATTCAGTCATTTAAATTTTCCTCTAGCCATAATCTCTGTTAGGCAAGCGAGCATATTGATTTCTTGATCTGCAACAAAAGCCGCTTTGTATTGATACTCACCCAGTATAACAACAACATGGGGAATACTAGAACCATCCATATAATCGTACAAATTGTCGTAAAGACGGCGGAACAAGCGAGTAGGATCATTGTCGATATTGTTGATAATCCATTTGCGAACATTAGTAAACTCCTTCTGTTTCATAGACTGCATAAGCTCTTTGATATTTACCTCTGAAATATCTACCAGTATTCCAGCATCAATTCTGCCAGACACAGAGTATCTTTGAAGTTCATTTAGAACCCTTCTCCAATCTGGAAAAAACTTATTGATGACCTCTGCTACCGCTTTAGGCTCAAACTTTACATCCTCTACAACGAGAACATTCATCACCCGTTTGAAGAATTGTTCAGCCAGTTCCTTCTTCTCTGACTTTTGAATTGTAAAATCCACCACACTACAACGAGAATGTAGTGGTGGTATCAGACGATTCTTGTAGTTACAGGTTAGAATGAAACCACAATTTTTGTGAAACTCTTCAATGAACCCACGCAGCGCAGGCTGTGTTGATTGTGGATTTAGATAGTCTGCCTCATCCAGAATAAGATATTTGCGACCACCATGCAGAGACACAGTGGAAGCAAAGTTCTTGATCTTGGTTCTTAGAACATCAATACCAGACTCTTCAGAACCATTGATGAACATATAGGTCAAACCCAGTTCATCTAGCATGGCTTTAGCAGCAGTTGTTTTACCAACGCCGGGGCCACCAGACAGAATTAGATTTGGTATATCACCTTTAGATATAAACTCTGACAAGGTTTGTTTCAACGCATCTGGTAGCACACATTCGCCAATCGTCTTAGGCCGATATTTTTCTGTCCATAAAAAATCTTCCATTCGTCACCTAACCGTAATATGATTCTGGTTCAAGGGCAATAAAATATTCAATATCAGCATTTGTATTTTTAAAGTTACTGATTTTGTTAGAGGACACATTAACATCATATGTTCCAGACATAAGTTTTAGATTCTCAACCTTGAACCAGAACTTATAATCAGCATCACCTTTTTCAAATACATTCATACTATATGAGTTAGCAGTATCATTTTTCTTATCAGTAACCCTAAGATTACCACCTTCCAACACCATATCAGGCGCACCGATTGTTGCGGCTGCTTTTGTAATGTTAGATAGTTGTTCAGTTGATAATGTAAAGTTTACTTCACATTGTGGCATTTCAATAGCTTTGGATACGGTAGTCACAACACTAGGATCAGAATACCAATACTTTAATGAGTTATTCGACTCACCTTTCATAATAACAAAATCATCTTGGAAATCCAAATCTAGATTTTGAAATAAAGACATGCAGGCAAGAAACTCATTCAAGTCATAGATAGCAACATCCTGTTCAAATGTTTCTTCGACTGTAGCTTTAGCCACAATATTCTTCATTGCTGACATTGTGGATAGTGTTGAACCCATATTAATCATCAGGTTTTGATTGATTGTAGAATAGTTCTTCAACACAGAAATTGTATTATCACTTAGTTTCATTTTCACTCTCTTCCATTTCATTAATGTATAACGCTATAATACCATAGTGAATCACTTTTAGCAAGTCCCTTCTGTTCTTTCCGTCTTTTTTTCCATACCGTTGAGCATACTTCATAATATTGCCGATACAGAAACCTTCACCATGACCACCATCTATAATGAACTCTGTTGCTTGAAACTTGTTCTCACTATAGTGTTCATCATAGGTGGAGTCGATATACTCTTTCAATTCAGTAAGAGCATTTCCTTCATTGTATTTGTAATTTACTTTTCCCAAAATCCATCCTCTTTTGATTTGTCTAGAATCTCTTTTTCTTTCTTGCGCTGTTCCTGCAATGCATAGAATTCTTTCTTCTGTGATTCGGAACGTCCCATCAAAATCTGTTCATCAGAATCATACACATTCCAGTTCATAGCGATAGACAATCTCTCGCCTTCGCCAAAGAATGGATATACTTGGTGATGTAACCAGTTTGGGAAAATCCACATGTGACCGACAGTAGGCTTGAACCATTCTTCACCAGCTGGCTTTAGAGATGTTAAAGCTTGATTGCTGGTAACATCCCAAATACATTGAGTCCACCCATTAATAACACCACTCGCATTATTTAAGTCTGGAATTAATGGGGCGTCCGGTTCAAGTCTAGAAGTCCAATCATTCCATGCATCTTCAATACATTGAGGATTTTTCAACCACATAAACCCAGACAATCCAGCCATAGTATTACAACCATGAGTGTGATAAGGATTATAGTCTCCAGCATATGCGTGATTTGACCAAACTTCAAAACAATCTGATTTTGATAATCTGCCTATCATGTCAGTGAGATACTTATCACCAACACTATCCATAATCTTCTTCCACTTCTTACCAACGTCAGATTCTAAATCTAAAGATATTTGTTTTGATTTTTCATTATTGTGGAGTTGCCCAACAAGTCTATCACCGGCATTTAGGCCTATATTTCGGAGTCTTTCAACTTCTTCTATGAGTTCATTGACAATATCAATATCAAAAAAAACTCTACCCATAGTAACAGCGGGCTTAACATACTTTTCCATTTCAAACATTCAATATACCTCTCAATATATTACTATAATAAAGGAAAAGGGGGGTTTTGTCAACCCCCCTTCCAAACTACTTCACCTCAATAAGTCGAGGTTTCTTTTCTTCTGGAACAATTTGCTCAAGTTCAATAGTGAGCATTCCATTTTCAAGTGAAGCACTATTGACAACGATATCGTCAGCTAGTGTAAACTTGCGGTCAAACTTGCGATAAGAAATCCCACGATGGAAAGTATATTCATCGCTTTCATCTTTCTTGTCTGACCTGACCGATAGAGTATTCTCGGTCAATTCCACCGTAATGTCTTCTTTACCAAATCCGGCAAGAGCCATTTCAATTGTATAGGTATAGTCACCCCCTTTTTGGATGTTGTACGGCGGGAACCCTGTAGACTGCATATTATTTGCAGCATACTGTTGAAGCTGATTGAAGATTCGATCATATCCAACAGCGTAGGGTGTGAGTTGATTGAAGTTGTCAAATAGACTTAGTGCTTTGCTTGTAACCATAATAGTTCTCCTTTATAAAGCAAGATTATGTTCGTATCCCCGAAGGCGATACTGTTAAAAAGTGAAATGGTTTTTTAGGAGAACCATTTCAAAAACTCCCTTCCAAGGACTTACGAATTGCCTTGTGTATTATATATAGTGATTTTAGAACTCGTTTTCAACCCCCTCTTCAACTTTTTCTTCAGTTGATTCGCTGGTCATCACACCAGCATCAACCTTTGTGTAGAGGTCAATGAAAGACTCTTTGGTATCTTCATCAAACCGTGCGACACACATTTCGATAGCGGTCATCTTGTCCTTGAAGATAGTGAAGGCTTTCACAATGTGGTCCAACCGGCGAGTTGAAATAATCTCATCAACACCACCATCATAGAAAGTCTTACGGATCACCTCGGCCCACGTTACGAGATTGGTGGCAAACTCTTCATCCACTTCACCGTACTTCTTCATGGAACCCATGACGATCTTCTTCTCGACAGAAGCAGTAGGATAGGG